ACGTTGCCAAATATTGACTATCTCAGAGCAGATTGTAAAGTTTGGCTAACTACAATTTTAAACAAGTATGACCCCAATAAGGGCTCGAAAGCCTTCTCGTACTTCTCAGTGGTGACCAAGAACTGGTTTATTCACAAAGTCAAGCGAACCAAGAAACGCCTTCAAACAGAGATATTTATGGAGGACGTCCTTAACGAAGTGGATGAAAACCTAGTATCGGATGAGCTTAGTTATTATGATAAGAGATCTGAGGTTGAATTTTGGATGTCTTTGAACAGCGAGATAGACACTTGGGATTCGTTTATGGTCAAAGAGAACGAGAAAAAGGTTCTTATGGCTGTACGCATTCTCCTAGACTCAGCCGAACAAATAGAAATTTTTAACAAAAAAGCTATTTACTTATATCTTCGCGAACTTACTGGGCTGAACACCAAGCAGGTTGTCAATAACCTCAATAAGCTTCGGAAGAGATACAGGACGTTTAAGACAAAATGGGAAAACAGCGAGATCTAAGCTTAGAGCACTACATCGAAGAAACCACGACAAACATCAAAGAAGATCGTGCGATGGCCAAGTCCTTATTAATGGATGTAATGGCTGATATGAAAGCCTCTCCCACCGATAGAAGAGAAATGGGCTCAATAGCCGCTAAGTATGTAGAAAATCTTCAAAGATCCAACGAGCAGATGGTGAAGCTCGCCGCCATTCTTCAACGCCAAAAGACAAATCAGGTTGGTCTTACAGAAGATGATAAAGAACAACTGTTTGATTTGTTAAACGAGAACAAAGAAGATGGCTAACGAAATAACACCTCAACAAATATTCAGTCAATATGGCGTTCTGAATGACCTTAGACCAGCTGACGGTCTTTCTGGGGACAGGAGGTCGCTAACTACAACCGATGCCATATCAGCTGTTCTGGAGGAAGCATTCACTCCTGATGCCATGGCGAATAAAACGGTTTTCGGTGGTATTGTTTTTGGCACGTACTACGGAGATCAACCAGTAATATCTAATCCGATGGAAAATTTGGAGTATGTTTCTAAACAGCTTGCGCTAGCAGATAATCCAGAATTAACTGGCGAAGCAGTATACTACAAATATAAGGTTTATGTCCACGAAGGTGACCCTAGAGTTCTCATAGATATCGATGAGCTTCTAAAAGGCAACACAACGGGGAAGTTAAATCTTCCAGGCATGTCTCTGGCTGATCGTGTTGATTCATTGCCAGAGGCGTCTTTATCTCTTGATGCTAGCATACCCAACGGTCAATTGGCTATTTTGCCCGGAACACTGGTTAGTATAATATATGCCGACGAAAAGTTCCAAAACCCTCAGATCATAAAAGTAGGACCTAAAATATTTGATATTAATCTTCAAAATTCATCAATAAAGCTGGACTTTAAGAACAAAAAACCTATGATTATGGGACCTAGAGGCACAGTCTCTAAGGACGATCCGGGCAATTTTAGTTGGTCTAATAGAGCCAAACAGAAAAGCGCGATATATATTCCAACAGGCCAACCCATCAATAATGGAGAGCTAGAAGAAACCGGTTTGTTGTATACTGATCCAGCCTCGGGCGCCCAAATAATAAAAGATGCTAAGGATGATTGGCTTAGATTAACTGCTGCCTATAAAAGAAAATTTGGTAAACAATTGAAAGGTAGCGGCTATCGACCCTACAACACTCAAGTTTCGGTCCGGATGATTAGGGCTCGCGGTGATCAGGCAGGGTGCCAAGGACCGCATGGTAATGGCATAAAAGGCGAGGGCGCAGGACAGTATGATGAAAACTGTAAATTTCGTGGATATGCGGCAATTCCTGGTACATCCAACCATGGTTGGGGCTCCGCGGTAGATATAGACAGACCGGGCAGCGGGTGGACCGGAGATCAAGCGGGGAACTCACCAGAATTTAAGTGGTTGAATAAGTTTGCTCCTGATAATTTTAATTTTAATTTTGGAGTATCAAACGAACATTGGCATCTGGATTGGGTTGGGTTTAATAAAGTAGTTAAGGGCGTCTCCGTAAATACCAAACGCTGGACTCAAGAGGGACTTAATGATGCACAGGTAACATTTGAGGCAGACCCGCAAGATCTACCGGCAACAGCGGGACCAAGTGCCCTGTCCTAGGAGAAATAAGTGTCCAAAGTAAAAACAACATCAGCTATACAAAACCCAACAGACCCAATTGAAAAAAGAAAGTTGGACAACGCATCTCCAGCCGAAAAGGCTGATATTCGTGGAGTGGGCTCAAAAGAAACAGAGAACTATGACACACCAGATCTAATTCTGACTTCTAATGAGAGAGTCATAAGAAAAGGTAACGCATCTATTAAATTAGGCAAAGATAGAAACTCTAACAGATTTTCTGGCACAGGAGGTAAGGGGCAGTCTCATTGCGCCGCAATAGATATTGTTGCCGGAACTTTGGGACACAGCGCACGAAGTAGAGACAGAAAAGGTAACAAGCTTTATGCTGATCCTAACTTTGTTTTAGACTCAGCGAGGATATATGTTAGTCAAAAAGCAGATATCGATGGCTACTTTAGACTTAAAAAGCCCCGGCAGGGGGGTGGGTCGACCTCTTCTGTGACGCCTAGATCTGGCATCGCCATCAAAGCAGATAATATTAGAGTTATTGGTCGCGAGAATATCCGACTTATCACTCGAACAGATTCAATCAACTCACAGGGTGGCGAATTGTCAAACGCCGATAAGAGCGGATACGGGATTGATTTAATAGCTATGAATGATCCAGAAGACCTGCAGCCGATGGTAAAAGGTGAAAATCTTAAAGATTGCCTGAATGCTCTTCTTCAGGTCGTTGAAAATATTGGTACGATATTAGATAACTTTATTTCATATCAGCAAAACTTCAACAGGGCAATCCAGAATCACACGCATATGTCGCCATTTTATGGAACTGAAACCGCCCCTGATTTTAAACAAACTATGATGGCCGGTGTTGAGAACTCGATTAATGTTGCTTTAAATTGCCAAGTGCCTATGATAGCTGAAATACCCTTAACCACCGTTGCGGTTGTTAACGATTACTTAGATAACTCTGGAGTTGCCGGCGACAAGTATATTCTAAGTTTATACAATAGGACAAACTAATGGCTATCCCAGAAATACAAGCTATATCGCTGCAGTCTCTAATCTCTAAAACTTTGCTGGGCATTCCATTTGTCAATAAAGTAGGCAACATAATGAACTTTTATGTAAACGTCGACGCCCGCGGTTCCAGAGATACCCAAGAGCGTCTATGCACAGACTATTTTATTGAGCATTATTTCCCAGAGTACTATCCTTTAGTAGTTGACAGAAATAATGCTGAGTTCGCTAGTTTTAGTGGTTTCTATGACGAACTTCGCAATACAATTTCAGATTCGCTTTTTTTGGAAAAAACTGGTCCATTTAACATCAAAAACACATATAAGCTATCACTACAAGAAGGAAACATCTATGACCTTAAAGAGGTGTATGAAGAAGAAGAAAAGTTACCTGATTTCTTAGATGCTCTGGCGTTCTTTAACAATGAAAGAGACGCAGGATCTGAGACAGGGGCAACAAGCTTTGAGTTTGCAAATGTGCCAAGTTCTCTAGACAAGCTGACAGGAACAATTAGTGACTTCTCAGCTGGACTCTCGTTGTTCAAGGGGATTATACCTTTGTCATTGGACGCAAATACTCTTGGTTTCTCAACCAATAGAATTGTCAATGCTTTGCTGAGTGTCATATATGAGGGCTTGGACTTTAAACTTAAAGAGAGCAATTTCTTTGATACCGATTATTTGACAATGTACTTTGATGCAGACTCAAATATTCTGCGAGTTGATTATTTTGTTTTGAATGTGACTCGTGGAGAAACTAAGCAAGCAAAGATTGGGTTTATTACAAATTCTAAATACAATCCAATTTTTAGTGACCCCTTGGCTTTAAAGACAGTTCAAAATTATAAAGAGATCATTGAATCATCGGAGCAACAGTCAAACTTAACAAAGCAGCAGTCAATAACAGACTTTTTCTCGACGCTTGGAATTGAAGGGTCGTTCACCGCACCACAGATTGGGGATATTCCTGGCTCTATTACTCCCGGTAATAATATTTTTGGGAACAGATCCTCAGATGATCTGATTGATGTAAGTAACATACAACAGCTAGAGGACACGTTCAGCAAGCTTAAAACTAAAGAAGAGTTACTAAAAGAAATCGAAGAGGCTGAAAATGAAGAAACAAAAAAGAACATTCTTCAGGCAGAAAAAGCTAAGAAACTCAATGCCGGAATTCAAATTGTAGACACAATAGACGCCGTTCTGAATTTTAATGTTCCGATATTTGGACCCAACGCTACCAAAGAGCAAAAAATTGTAAATCAGATTTTAAACCAGTTTGGAATTCAAGCCCTCGCAAAAGAAGCAATTATTTGCTTAACGTTGGGCCTCGGTGCTACAGCCTCTAGAATTACTCAGTCAGTTAGGAACACTATTATTCAGCAGGCTAGTTCGCTTCAGACAGAACCAATGCCTCCATCTAAAGAGATAAATATAAAAAGACCAAATTTGGCTGAACTGTTTGAGAACTTCGCGAAGCCGTTTTCAATCAATGGGGACATTAAAGATCAAATAAAAGACATTGTCTTGGGCGCAATTGCTAATGGCGCCTTTGCAGTTATTAAATCACTGGTGGAATTAATACAATTTAATTGTGGTGCTATCTTGAGAGGCAATACGGGTGTTATTGATGTCGGGAGTAGGATAAGGGATGACAACCAAAGAGCAGCTGTTAGTTTCCCAAATCTTGAGGAGCTTTTGGAGGCTGAGTTTGCGCAAGATGGCTTAGCTCTAGAGCAGGTTTACTCTTATTTCTCAGATGTCTCAAGTGTGTTGAATCCCATAGAAGTTTGTCGTTTACTAAATTCTCAGAGGGAAGTTGAGCCGTCTACACATGCAAAAATTCTTGACTTCAATTCAAATTATCCTTTGCCGCAAATCAGAAATAACGTCAATACAATCGGATCTATCAATAGTTATTTTGCGAGAATTTCTCAGTATGTCGACACAGTAACATTCTGCAACGACATCATCAATAATAATATTTTACAGGTCGTGGAAAACTGTAATATATGCCTGGACGAAGATTTCTACGATTCAACACCGGCACTAGACGAATTAATAAGGATTGCCGAAGATGGCATTGAGATCCTCCCACCCCCGATTGAGTTTTTGTGCTCGGATTCTCCAAATTACCTAGAAAACCCAATAGCCACCACAATTTTGCCTAACCTGTTTAATAATATTCTGGGGACCACTAAAACATACATGGCCGGTTCACTGGAAGCGGCGCGCACATCTTTGTTGGAACCCACAGTTTCTAATGTGCCAAACCCAGACCTTTCCGGAGCACTTGCTTTGTTTCCTGACTTGGAGCCTCCAACTGCTGAGATGGACCCGGCAGTTCTAAACTTTATCACAGAAATGTTTGACTTCTTTGGAGACGCTGCTGGTGCGATTGAATCGGCAGCGTCGACGGGAGTCTGCCAAGACATTGACAATGCTAAGATTCAAAATATTATCAACAATGTTAGCACGGTGGTTGGCACTATCGATTCGGCTTTGAGCGAAGTCCCGGGAGTTATTGAAGAAGTAAACGAAAAGGTGACATCAATTCAGAATCAGACCTCGGGATCCGGCATGCTGCACACGCAGTATATTTTCCCGGAGGCGTTCAAGAGCAGATTCCAAAATGCAATTCAGCCGTATGGAATTTTAAATACTAACCTTCCAGTTCCTGCGCTTTTCGAGAATGGTTCCATATTTTCATTTCGCAACGAATCTAATGATAACACGGGCCCGATACCGTTTGAATCTATATCAATCCGATTACTGTATAACCTACAGAGCCCCGACTCGAATAATTTCTTTGAGTCGCACGTCTCTCAGGCGCGCGCGAACCAGAGCCTATATATAAACTACCCGAAATATCAGTCAAATGCGAGCACCTACTTAAGTTTGAATTACAATTTAGACTCAGTTGACGATCTTTTGGTTGGAGAAATAGAGAACCTCGTCCCGGGCGAATCGCCTCCATTGCCAGCAAACACAGCTTACGCTGTGAAAGAATTTAATCCGTATGTGTTTAGATTTGTAGATCCTTTTGAGCAGCAACTCGGCGCCGGATCGTTTTTGGCGTTGGATAATGAAGCTATAGTAGCGACCGTCCAAGAACAATTCATACCGGCTTATGGTACTCTATTCGCCAACTTATTTGACTATATCTTAGAAAATGGAGCATTTAGCGCCGATAAGATAAACAATCTTAAGTTTTTCAAGAACAACGCGGACTGCCCCCCAGAAAATATTGGTGATCTGTTTGATGCTGAAGGCATTCTTGATCAAATGAAAAAAGAATTCGCCGCGGCTGCGTGCTACGACCAGGGATCAACAAAGGATAAAACAAGAAATACCTTATATTACGGTTTGATACTAATGCTAATACAGGCTGCAATAGATGAATTTATAATTAAAAACATTGTTGTTTTCTCAGCTTTCGAAATGAATTCTGTATTGCAATTGTCTTTTGTAAAAGAGTTCATGGTTAGCGAAATCATCCAATCCATTGAGTCCGAGCGACTTGATGGCAATTCTGTTCTTGAGAGGGAAATATACAATTATTTTGATAGAGTGTCAATTAGACAGTCAACAATTAACAACGGGGGTATTGCTCACACATACCCTCCATATGACATACCAGTAGGTTTTGAGTTGAATGAAGCTGAAGGTAGGGCCAATTTTCCTTTAAACGTTTATGAGCCGCTTATCCGTTTCTTGGTGGAGGAAAGATTATATTACACTTGGGATTCCGGACAAAGATCTACGCTTGGTACCATAAATAATATTATAGACCCACAGGGCAAAAACAAAACATTTGATGATGTCTTCTTAGAAGACGTAATAGGTGTCTATAATCTAGAGGAGTACCAAACCACTGATAGAGTTATTATGGCTCGGCTATTGCCTTCGTCATATACTGATTTTAATGTTGCAATATATTTTCAGAATGTTCTTTCTGCCCCCGACACCCCAGCTGGATTAGTTAGGCTTAACTATGTGCGCCGCCGCGTGTTCGCGAACGGTGACCTCGCGCAGCCCGAGACGGCAACGTTATTCGAGATCAATACGGGAATGTCCGCGAATATATTAGGAGTTATCAAGAGTAGCCCAGAATATCAAATCTTCAAACAACAGGTATTCAATCAGGATGCCATCTTAATGGGTCCACTTTTATACAACTTCTACTTAACAGAATTGTTCTTCTCAGACATAATTGATTCTTTTAGAGGAACGAAGCGCGCTATCATAAACTTTATGAATATGACGGATGCTTCCACCCGTCCACCACTGCCTGATGGATTGAATGACGAATATTCTAATACTTTGGCTAACAATGGACAACAGGATATGGATTCCATGGCAAGGGAGATATTCCTGAAGTTCCTGAAGGAAACTCCAATTCAAATTCTCAAGGGCTTAGTTGAGCTTATCGACCCACACATTGCAATCTCAAAGATAATTAAGGACGTAACAGCGAATGCTTTTTTGGAGGTTTCTCGGGCGATTACAGCAGCCATCAGCAGCCTGCCAGACAGTTCTCCAATAAGGACCGCAAACATTAACGGTGAGGATGTCTTATCTTTATTATTCTGCCTATACAGTATTGGTAATGAAACTCTTACAGACACAGTGTCAGCAAACGTATCCTACCCTTCCGGGGCTCCAGTAGGAGAAGGCGCACCCTTATTTGGTCCAAGAATTAGCCTAGACGGAGTTGATTTCAAGGGATCAATTGCAGGAATGTTCATGGCGCCTCCGTCACCCCTGGGTATTTTGTATCTATTAATTGAATTGCTTAAGATAAAGATTGATGAGGGTCTTTCGGATGAGAATGTTGATGCAACAGAACCGCCACCTTCCGAGGAGTGCTAAAATAAATAAATCAACTATTTAAGAAGGAGGATCGCACATGGCTTCTGGTTTGGCGCCAAAACTACCGCTAGTTTTTGATAACGTTTTTGGTCCGTATGGATTAATCACAGACTTTAGTTCTCTCGCAAAGCAAAACTTAAAAATGCTTATCTTGACAAACCCTGGCGAGAGAATGATGGATACCGACTTTGGGGTTGGCTTGAAAAAATATTTGTTTGAGCAGAACACTGCGTCGACATATTCTGAGATTGATAGCAATATTAGACAACAAGTTGAAAGATACTTGCCCTACATCGGGATTGATAGAATAGACTTCACAGTCCCAGAAGACAACCCCGATCTTTTTCCTAACAACTTATCAGTCTCTATATTGTTCACTATATTGCCACTTCAAACCAATGCGATTCTAAATGTAGAGGTTAATAACAATATTAACTAATTATAAAAGGTGTAGAAGTAGATGTCCAAAAAGAACGTTGCAATCAATTATACGAGTAGAGATTTTGAATCGATCCGGCGAGATCTAGAAGAATTCGCCAAAAGATACTATCCAAACACCTACAAGGACTTCAATAGAGCATCATTTGGATCTCTGATGCTTGACACCGTGTCTTACGTCGGGGATATTTTATCGTTCTATCTTGATTATCAAATGAACGAGACATTCCTGGACAGCGCCGTTGAATACAGGAATGTTGTAAAATTAGCCAGACAGCTTGGATATAAACTTCAGACAAGCCCATCATCATATGGGAAAATGACATTTTTTATTGAAGTTCCTGCGGACAGCACTGGCTTAGGACCGGATTCAGCACTTATCCCCGTCCTGCAGGCTGGTTCCACATTTACGTCGACTGGCGGGGGGTTTTACTCCCTTTTAGAAGATGTAGACTTCGA